CTTTCCGTGCTATGCACAATGTTTTCTCGAATGCCTTGGAGGGTTCGTGCTTTACCTATGAACCACTCATTGGCTTGTTCTGGTGTTACTATTGGTGCCATGATCTATTTATGTCTTTATGCCGAGTTCGTCTTCGGTAATCAGCCGAAATTCCCACATCCTATCAGCACAATATTCGGTGGCTGCAGCCCATTTTGCTTGATTGATACCCCATGTCATGACCTCAGTGATATACCTACGCGACATCTTCTTTTTTTCAGGCTCGCGAGTCTCCTTCTTGGGTTTGACCTCAAGAATCATGGTTTTTGTGGTGCCGTCAGGCATTCGAGATGTGATGATAAAGTCTGGAAAGTATCGATGAATGCGGTTATCAACAGGCGATTTATAGGGTATTGCGAGTTCTTCACTGGCCCATTCGAGAATGTTGGAATTCGTATCGAAATGATTCATAGCCCTTTTTTCCCAGAGTGATCGATAGATGATCTTTGTCGGATCACCTCGATATTTTTTGGGATTCTTTGGACTAAATTTGCCTTTATATGCCAAGATATTCCTTTCGATGTCGTATAAATATATATGTATTTAGCAAAGGAATATACGAATGGCAGATGCAGAACCTCTTGGTCCAGGAGAAGGTCCATCACAAGACAAAAGTTTCTGGTCTTACGAAGATTGGACATTAGGACAAAAAGAATATGACTGGAATAATCATGTGTTTCCTTCCGATCTCGCAGACGATTCTGGTAATAGCATAAAGAATAGTTATCAGGGACATTATATGGTAATCAATATCAATGTGTCGAATAAGTCGAACTATGAGAATATTAAATATAATGGTACACCGATTAATCTATTTAATACTATACCGAACGAAGTCTCTAAGACAGATGCTCTTAGATTTACAATCGATAATGATTATACGATCGGTGAGGGAAATAATAAGCAGGGTCTAGGTCGACCCATAACAGATCGTCCTAGATGGACACGTCGAATCAAGGAATCGATTGCCATTGCGATGCCTAATGCACAGTTAGATTTTTCGGATGTTCATGATTATCAGTCAGTGTCACTTCTGGAATTGGGAACAAACTTCGCTAGTGGTGTGACAGGTTTCGTCGCTGATATTGGTGGAGCGTTCTTCGGTAAAGGTCTTGCTGGAAAGGCCGCAGAAGCAGTAACATCAACTCTTGCCGGTCGATTAGGAGACGCATTACCTAGCGCAATAGGCAATTTAAAAAAAGCAATCAATTCCGGCACAATGATCGCCGGAACACCGATTAATCCAAAGACGGAAGTGCTTTTCACGAATACAGCACAGAGGGAATTTACCTTCGAATTTCTATTTTCACCAACAAATCCGAATGAATCTCGCGTTATTAAACAAATCATCAAGACCCTTCGTATTCATGCAGCGCCGGAACTACGAGGTCAAGGTGTTCAAGGATCAGTATCAAGTTTCTTTTTCGTGCCACCTTCTGAATTTGATATCACATTTTATCGAAGGGGTGAAGAAAATCGCAACATCAATCGAATAAATACCTGTGTCCTTGACAGAATGGACGTTTCTTATGCACCTATTGGTATATTCTCAACATTCTCTAATGGATATCCCGTATCGATTCGAATGATGCTCCATTTCAGAGAAGTCGAAATCACGCACCGTCTTCGCGTTATACAGGGATTCTAGAATGGGTTCATATTTCGATCACTTTCCGCAAGTACCATATCGCATTGATAAGAATGTCGATAACACGACCAATTTTACTGGTGCTACCAATGTTCTTGCGCGTGTCAAATTACTTCAAGAGGCACTTGATTCGGTATGGGCATATTATATCCATACGGTAAAGGATCATGAAACACCCGAAATCCTTGCACAAAGAGTATATGATGATGTGGGCGCATATTGGATCATCCTGCTAGCCAACAACATCACTGATCCACAGTATGATTGGCCTCTAGCCTATGATGCATTCAACAAGTTCATTATCGACAAGTATGGGTCACTCGCGACAGCAAAGACAACAGTTCGGATGTGGCAGAAGAATTTCAAATCCTTTGATATCACAACACGGATTGAAACACTTCGTACCACTGAAATAACAGAAGATGCATATGATGCCTCGGCACTACCTACTTCCGAGGGTGCACCAACGAGTATTACAATAGGAACTTCGGTTGTGAATATCTGGGAATGGAAAAGTATTGTGTATGTCTATGACTGGGAGAATGACCTGAATGAAGCCAAAAGACAGATCAAACTTGTCAAGCCAGATTATCTGGGTCAGATTCAGGATGAATTTCGCACACTCATGAGACAGGGTGCATCTAATCCAATATTGAGAAGATTGTAATGGGTATAAGAGATGGTTCAGCAATCGGTGCAATACCTACCGATCAATCATCAACAGATTGGACAGTCGGTTTCGTAAACAATGACGGATCGGAGGCAACCGATCTTGTGGATGTTCTTGAACAGACAACCATGAAAGAAGTTACTCTATCCGAAAGTCTCCTCACGCCAGGACTACAGACCACGATAGGTATAGAAAGTGTTAATAACATCGGTGGTTTGCCAATAAAAAATTTGGATAAGTTGTATAATAAGACAATGGTTGTATATGCGAAGCGCGAAATTCTAAAAAATGAGCCGAAGGGTAATCAGAAATATGAGTTCTTGACAGCACAGAGAGTTTATCGGCTATCAGATAGAAAGCCAAAGAACTATCAGGCTGAACAATTCAATCTTCATGGATGTGATCCCAGCCTTCTCGAAGATGTCAAGACATGGGTAAATAACACATGGACATGCACAACACCATCTGATATTACCCGAGAAGTTTTTGTGAACTGTTTAGATGTTGGTCCGGATCAATATGATGTGGAAAATAGTTATCCAACAAGAGATTTTTCAGCCGAAAATTTACATCCATTTCAAGTGATAAGAAAACAAGCAGAGGCAGCCTTAGCGGGAGATAGAGATCCATCATTTGTTCATTTCATGACATATCAGAATCGGAATTATGATGATATACCAACACATAACTTTAAATCATTGACAGCCATGGCCAAACAAACTCCTGAGTGGGAATTCACATATTCTGCAAAGGCAAGTGATTCGACCAACTATTCTCGACCCAGCGACATCATGAAGTATAATAGTCCATGTGACTTTGACCTTGTGTCTGATTTGATGAATGGATATGATGAAAATGGTAAACCTACAGGTAGTGCTGTATTTAGAGCATTGGATGAAACTTTAGCAAAAACTTTGGGCATTCTATTCGGTCAAGATTCCACACTTCCATGCGGAGGTGTACCTGATATTATTATGGATCAATCACCTCTTTTAGGAATAAATGGTGGTTGTCCAACAATCAATGCTGAGGCTTTGATATATAGAGCCTCAAGAATGGCATTGCTGGACAAGGACAAAATTGCAATGCAAATAACAATACCGTTCAATCCTCAGATGAATGTGGGTAGAACAATTGATATCATATTCTACGACAAGAACAATGAGAAGAACTATGGTAGTGGTCGATATTTGATAACGAATATGCTTCATAATCTGAAATCGGGTGGATTTGGTGTGACTGTTCTGGATTGTGTATCAGATACAGTTGTTGCCGGTAAAGCAGGAGATAGATAATGGCTATAAGATATGGTATAATAGAGAGTGTGGATGAAAAATATTTCAAGGTTCATGATAATGGTGCAATTTTTCAACCTGTTAGAGTTATAGGTAAACACAATAAAGGCACACCATCATCAAAATTGAAATGGATACCGGTATCTATACCAACCGGCGCTGCCGGTGCTTTCACATCTGGTCCTGCATTACCTCCCGGTACATATGTGAAAGTCGAGCAAGACACAGGTGAAGCCGATAGCACACTAGGTAGAATTATAGGCATTGTTCAAGGTAAAATTGATATGGCTGGGTTAAAAAACTTTGTCGATGAAGATCCTCGAAATGTGCCTCTTAAAAATGTTGAAGAAGTTATGGGTGTGGAAGGCAAAACTGGTTCTCCATTTCAATATTTTGAGAAGAATGTCAGAGAATTTCTTCTATCCAATTTCGATGGATTGTTTCCTCATGGTACCGAAGCACCTTTCATGATGCCATTGGTACCAGATGTGAAGCGAATCGAGACAGCCCTTCAATCGGCTGCAACTAAAATGACTGCCGATCTTCAATCACTCATACCCGGCAACATATTTTCGCTCGGTCAACTCAAAGATTTATTGACAGATTCGATGAAGAAAGAAATATTCGACGCAATACCGGATGATGCAGGAAAAGTTTTGAAATCCCTTCTCAATAATATTAGAACTACAGGCGATAGCATAAATGGTAAGAGGGTTAATCTACCAATATTTCTTGCAAATGTTGTGAATGAGTTGAAAAGTGTGAAAACTCCTAATGATGTTATGGAAAAGATTATGAATATCATGCAGGATGAGAGTTTGTCTGGAATGGATCTATTGGCTAATATAGAAACGGAAATTGAAAGCGCATTCGGTACAATCAAACTTCAAATAGATGGTTTGGGTAACATCACGGAAGTTCTTGATGATGTCGTAAATCAAGCCATTTCAGCATTCAATTCTGTATTGAATAGTTTACCTTCCGTTTCTGACACACTTTTCAGTAATTTTAATAATTTACCAGCTGTAACAGATAGAATGTCTCTTGAAACACAAAAAGCAATAAATGAGACACTTGCCAAGATAAAAGTTGCGCCAACATAAGGAAATTGACATAATGGCAACAAATCCATATGATGGTCTAAATGAAGACCCGATTTTAGTAAACGAACCGACAAGAGAAGGTATACCCAGTCCTGTATTAAAAACAGGTGATGCAGTTGCGAACCAAATCGTGACCAAGTTTCCTAATGGCATGAAAATGATTGTTGACTATAATAAGGACAACAGCCATATCTCAGTCGAAGGACCTAAGGGTAGTTCCGTGACATTATGTCCTGATGGTTCACTAAAAATGGTCTCGGCAGCGGGTAAGATGGGTATTGAGATCAATGGTGAAGGATATATCAAGATTACGGGCGTGTATAATATCGAAGCTACTGGTGACATTGGCATCAAAACGGATGGTACATGTGATTTTACGGTTGCGGGTGATATGAACTTTGCCGTAACCGGTGGGTTCAATGTTGCATCCAAAGATGTGAATTTTGTTACCGCAGAGAAATTTGATTTGGGAGCAGAATCGATTAGTGCTTCGGCCGTGGACACCCTTATAACAAGTTCATCAAGCACATCAGTCAAGTCTCTTGGCCCCGTAAAGGTCCACTCAACTGGCAGCACACTTGATACATTTTCTTCCGAAGGTACAACAATAAGAAGCAAAACACTTGATGCAACATCCACTGGAGCTACAACAATAAAGGGTAGTACCATTGACCTCAATCCATAAAGGAACAAATTGATGCCAGCAGCACATAGAGATGGTGATCTGAGATCGTGTGGTGCAATAACTTCGGCAACAGGACAATCCACTGTTACAGTCAATGGAAAACTATGGGCCGTTCTGGGCGATAAAGATTCACATTGCACGGAAGGTGCCCTGGCACCAACAGGAAGCACAGTTAGAATAGAAGGTTTTCCTGTGACAATAGTTACCAGCCCAGCCGCTCCAGATAACTCATGTAATATTCCTACACATAATAATACTGATGCATCTACTGGTTCCGGAAACGTCAATGCATACTAACATAAATAGAAAATAAAGGATAATACATGGCAACGGCTCGCGCATTAGACTATCAAGATTTGGATCTGGATTTCATTGCACATCCAGTTCGAAAGGATGTCGTAAAAAAGACAGGTCCTGATGCTGTGGCTCGCTCTATTCGAAATCTGGTCCTGACAAACTTCTATGATCGACCGTTTCGACCATATATTGGGTCGAATGCACAGAAACTCCTCTTTGAGAATATCAATGGCATGACAGCCAATCACCTTCAGGATGCAATATCAGAGGTTGTCAATAACTTCGAACCAAGAGCATCCTTGATAGGTGTAAATGTGGTCGCACAGCCCGATAGAAATGGGTATTATGCAAAGATAGCATTCACAGTCAATAATCGACCAGAACCATATGGCGTAAACGTATTCCTCGAAAGGGTAAGGTAAAAAATGGCATCGGCTAATACAGCACTAAGAATCGCAGAACTTGATTTTGACACAATCAAGAACAACCTGAAGACTATCCTTCAGAGTCAAAACGAGTTTACAGATTATGACTTTGAAGGATCTGGTATGTCGGTTCTGCTGGATATTCTGGCCTATAATACACATTACATGGGCTTCTATCTGAATATGGTGGGCAATGAAATGTTTCTGGATACGGCCCAACTTAGATCATCCGTCGTTTCTCATGCAAAGCATCTGGATTATACACCCACATCCAAACGTGGTGCGAGTGCTATCATCAATCTGACTGTTACACCCGAAGGTGCGGAAGATAATGTGGCTACTACAGCGACCATTGCTCAATATACCAGATTCATCTCAGAGCCGATTGATGGTGTGAGTTATGTCTTTTGTAATATAGAAGCCAATACAGCAACAAAAGTTGGAAACTCATTCACATTTTCCGATCTTGCTCTTTATGAAGGCGAACCGGTCACTCAACAATATGTAGTAACAGGT